ACACCCTCGAAGACACTGTCACCGCCCAGTTCCAGGACCTGGTCGACAACCTCTGTGAGGCGACCGACTGGCACATCCGTCTCGACTGGGACGGGCCCGACGAGTGGCCCGACTTCCCCTACACGTCGAAGGACAGATCCCCAGGACAGCAGGCCCAGGACCTCTGGCCCGCAGCCTGATCAACACCAACATCTCACACCCGGCCCGCCGCCCACGGCGCGCCGGGTGTCGTCATTCACGGAGGGGCATCCGGCGCAGGTCGCCGGGCCGGGATAGCGTCCCGGCGCACAGGCTCGGGGAGAACGCCTGTGTGAGGTTCGAGTCCTCGCCCGCTCCACCAACCCCGCGCCCTGGAGGTGTCGGGGTCTTGTTGTATCCACCCCGTTGTTCCCCTGGAGGAGAACTCATGTCCACCATCACTGGTGCCACCGGCCAGGAGCCGGCACCGACCACAGGGCCCGACACCGGGTCCGACTCCACCGACAAGGCCACCACCCCGGCCCCCAGCGCCGGCGCCAAGCCCGGCACTGAGGACCAGGGCGAGGCGGACGACGGTGACCTGTCGCCTGATGACCTTCGCGCAGCACTGACCAAAGCGCGCAAGGAGGCCGCCCGCTACCGCACGGAGCGCAATGAGCTGCGTCCGCTGGCGGAGAAGGCACGGCAGGTCGAGGAGGCCAACAAGACCGAGCTGGAGAAGGCACAGGAGAAGCTCGCCGCCCTGGAGGCGGAAGCGACCGAGGCCAAGCAGTCAGCTCTGCGCTCCCGTGTGGCGTCCGCCAAGGGCGTCCCCGAGTCCCTGCTGTCCGGCACGACCGAGGAGGAGCTCACGGCTGCGGCCGACGCTCTGCTCGAGTTCGCCGGCACCGCCAAGGAGCAGAGCAAGTCCAAGGGCGCCCCGTACGTCCCGTCTGTCGGACGCAGTTCCGGCGGGGACGACCGAGACTCCATGGCCCGCCAGATCCTCGGACTCTGACACTGGATCCAGCCCGACCCTCAACAACCATCAACCCTGAAAGGAGCCAGACATGGCCACCTATACCCAGGAGACTCTCACCGGAGGCAGCGGCGGTTCCGCCCTCCTGCCCCGGTCCGTCTCCGACGAAATCTGGAAGTCCGCCCTCGCCACCTCGGTCGTCCCGTCGCTGGCGAAGGCCCACCCGATGATCATCGGCGAGAACATCATCCCGGTGCTCACCAAGCGCCCGTCCGCCTCCATCGTCGGCGAGCTTGGCAACAAGCCGGACTCCGAGCTGGAGGTCGGCGCGAAGTCCATCAAGCCGATCAAGGCCGTCGTCGGCCTCGAGTTCTCCATGGAGACCATCGAGACCAACCCGGCGAACATCCTCGACCTCATGAGCGATGAGATGTCCCAGGCGCTGTCCCGCCAGATCGACCTGGCGGTACTCCACGGACGCCAGGCGGTCAATGGCGCAGCCCTCACCGGCGTGACCGAGTGGATCACCCAGACCGCTAACTCCGTCGAGCTCGTCGCCGGTTCCAACGGCCGCCCGGACCCCGCACTGGCGGACTCCGCGCTGTGGGAAGGCTACAACTCCGTCGTCGGTGGTGCGACCCCGCACAACTTCACCGGCTTCGGCATGGACCCCCGCTTCGTCGCGTTGCTGGCCAACGCCCGCGACAAGGAGGGGCGCCGCCTTAACCCGGAGATCCCGATGGGCGGCGGCATCACCTCTTACGCCGGCCAGCCGGTCGCCGCGTCCCGAGCGATCTCCGGACAGATGGACGGCTCCGCCGACACCGGCATCCGCGCGATCGGCGGTGACTGGGACGCGCTGCGCTTCGGCCACGCCCTGGACATCAGCCTCAAGCGCATCGAGTACGGCGACCCGTTCGGCAACGGTGACCTCCAGCGCCGCAACGCCGTCGCCTTCCTCACCGAGGTCATCTTCGGCTGGGCGATCCTCGACAAGGACGCCTTCGTCACCTACACCGAGGCGGACGATGACGCGGGGGAAACCCCGGCCCCGTGACCGGGCTGAGGCCCCGAGCGGGCCTCCACCCGGCGAAGGGGCTGCACCCGCGCAAGGCCAAGAAGTAGGAGGTCGAGCATGACCGCTGTGACCATCACGGTCGATGACCTCCGCGTATTCGACCCGGACATCGACGAGGCGAAGGCAGAGATCCTGATCCGCGACGGGCTGGCCCTGGCGGCCAGGGTTGCGCCCTGCATCACCGACGACGGCTTCCAGTTCGTCGGTGCCGCAGAGGCGATCATCAGGGCAGCAGTGCTGCGCTGGGCGGAGTCAGGGGGAGGGTCAGTCACCCAGGAGCAGGTCACCGCCGGGCCGTTCTCGTTGAACAACACGTTCAGCCCGACAGCTCGGCGCTCCCTGTTCTATCCCTCGGAGATCACCGAATTGCAGAAGCTCTGCAAGGCCAACGCCGGCGGCGCCTTCTCGATCGACACCGCGTTCATCCCGCGGTCGGTCGAGCACCGTCCGGAATGCTCCGTGCGGATGTCCTCACTCGTCGACGGACAGTCCGTCCGCTGCACCTGTGGTGCTGACGTCGGGGGTTCCTGGTGAGCGTCTTCCCCGCCCGGTACAAGGTTCAGTTGAGCCGGTATGTCGAGACCGTCAACGACATGGGGGACCCGACTGTGGGCCACCTCGAGCCAGTGGAGGTTCTCGTCGTCGGCTGGGCGGTCACCGGCGGGGTGGAGCGGGGCGAGGACGGGCATATCAACCAGGTCTCCTGGGATGTGTCCCTCTACGCCCCGGCCTCACTGCAGGTTGACGCCCAGGACCAGTTCATCGTCCCCGGCCTCGGCATGTTCGAGGTCGCCGGGTCACCGGCGAACTGGGACAACGGCCCCTGGTGGAGTCCTGGAGTCTCCGAGATCCACCTGAGGAGGGTCGATGGGCAGAACTAAGCTCGTCTGGAACCAGAAGGCGTTCAGGGAACTCCGTCTTGACCAGGGAGTCGCTGCCGATATTGAGCGGCGAACCAGGGCGATCAAGGAGGCTGCGGGGGAGGGGTTCGAGATGGGTTCCAGCCCGGGCACTAACCGCTACCGCGGCAATGTTGTCACCGCCACTCACCGGGCGATGAAGGACCAGGCGAAGAACAACACCTTGCAGCGCGCTCTCGACGCAGGCAGGGGTTGAGCCCAGTGACCGCACCTGATCCGGTGCCGGGCCCGACCCCGGCCCTGCCGAACGCCGAGCTCGTCGCCAAGGCGCTCCTCTCCGACGCCCTCAGCATCCCCGTCTACCAGACACCGCCCCGCACCCCACCGGAGCGGTACATCCGGGTGGCCCGCGCCGGCGGTGTCATGCGAAACCGCGTCACCGACGCGGCGACCATGGTCATCTCCTGCTACGCCACCGATCCGGCGGACGCCGCCGATCTTGCCAACCAGGCCCGAGCGGCTCTCGTAGCCGGCCGCGGACACCGCGCAGCCGGTGTCCTCGTGCGCTGGTGGGTGGAGATGGGCGGCCCCGCCTACTACCCGGACCCGGATCGCAACGACCGGGTCCGCTACCAGTTCACCGGCGAGCTCCGCCTCGCCGCGCACGTGAACTGACCACACATTCCGATCCCACGAAAGGGGAATCATCATGGCACGTGGCACTACCGCCAACGTCCTCGCCGGTATCCCGGACTCCGTCGGAGGCCTCTGGGTCTACCCGACGGGCCTGCTCACCGCCGACGCCCTCCCGACCGCCGACACTGACCTGGCCACTGCTGGCCTGGTCTCCGTCGGCTTCATCGGTGAGGACGGCGTCACCGAGACCGCCGAGCGCGACACCGAGAAGAAGAAGGCCTGGGGCGGTGACACGATCCGCGTCCTCCAGAACGAGTACAACCAGACCTTCAGCTTCGTCCTCGCCGAGGCAGCGAACGCCGAGGTCCTCAAGCTGGTCTACGGCCCGGACAACGTCACCGTCGCCGCGGACGGCTCGATCACCGTCATCCAGAACTCCAAGACCCTGCCGCACCGCACCTGGGTCATGGAGATCCTCGACGATGACGGCAAGAAGGTCCGCAAGGTCATCCCGGACGGCCAGATCTCCGAGATCTCCGATATCACCTGGGTCCACTCCGACATCGTCCAGTACGAGGTCACCATGGAGACCTTCATCGACGCTGCCGGCAACAACGTCTACACCCACATCACCCCGGTCGCCGCTGCTGGCGGCACCGGCGGTGGAGATGACGGTGATGACTCGGGGGAAACCCCGGCCCCGTGACCGGGCTGAGGCCCCGAGCGGGCCTCCACCCGACCGTGGGGCTCCACCCGACCAAGAAGTAGTAGGGAGGTTCACTGATGACGGAATCTCGTAGCGACATCATCGTCGCCTACGGCGACTCCCAGACCGAGGGGTTCAGCTGGGGCCATCGACTCCCGCTGCTGTCCTCCACGATCAAGGAGACGGTGAACCGCGGCCTCTCCGGTCAGGAGGCCGGCACCGTCGCGGTGAGGCAGGGAGGCATCGTCCTCTCGACAACCACCGCGGTGGAAATCACCAGTGCTGAACCGGTGATCGTCGGCCTGCAGGCGGACAGGACGCCCTGCAACATCCGGTCCTCCTCATCGACAATGCCGATGGAGCTGTCCGGGGAGCGAGGGACACTCACCATCCTCACGCAGGCGGACACGCCGGAGGGCATGCCGGTCTCGTCCCGGAGCAATGGCACGTTCTGCGGGCACTTCGTCCCGGATACTGCCCCTGCCGGACCGGTGACGGTTGCGGCCGGTACCGAGTTCGTTTCCCAGGACGTCGTCGATCACCCGGAGTACGCCGAATGCACCCAGATCATCTGGGTCGGCGGCAACGACTCGGCGTTCGCCGGGGCAACCCGGGTCACCGGCGTCGTGTCCGCGGTCCAGGCCATGGTCGATCGACTGAAGGCGACTGTTGACCAGCCGCGGTTCCTCGTCGCGGCCCGCACCTCGGGCCCGTCGGAGGTCACCGGCACAGCTGGCCACACGACGGCGGTCGATCAGCATGCCGCGCTCGCCGCCGCATTCCCGGACAACACAATCGACATCCGGGGTCACATGATCGCCCACGGCATGCAGACCCTCGGGCTGACACCGACCGCTGACGATCAGACGGCTATCGACGGGGACACCGTGCCCCGCAGCCTGACCTCGGACGGACTGCACTACTCGACCCAAACCCGCGAGCAGGTGCTCGCGCCGTTCATCATCTCCGAGCTCGCGGCTCGGGGATGGGCCACCGAAACAGAAGGAGAGGTGATTCCTGTGGCCGAATACAGCCCCAACACGTGGGTCAACGACTCCGCCCCCGACCTGGAGGCGGACAACCTCAACAACATCGAGGCAGGCATCCAGCAGGCACTCGAGGAAGTCAAGGCCGCGACGCAGGGTGTCGCGGACCTCCGGGAGAACAAGGCGGACGCCACGGCGCTCACTTCCGGTCTCGCGGGGAAACTCACTGCACTGCCGACCACGCAGAAGAACAAGATCTACGGCACCGGTATTAACGGTGAGTTCGCTACCTACAACTACGTGTCGTCCGGTGCTGACGCGAACAGTGTCGCGGCCAGGTCCTCGTCCGGCAACGTTGCTGTGGCCCTGGTGCCTTCCGCTGACATGCACGCCACGTCGAAGAAGTACGTGGACGATGGTCTCGCGAAGAAGGCGGACACGACCGCGATCCCGGACGTCTCCGGCCTGGCAGCGAAGGCCGACATCCCCGACGTGTCCGGTCTCGCGAAGACCACCGACGTGCCGACGAAGGCCGACTTCGACGCACTCGCCGCCCGAGTCGCCGCACTCGAAACCCCGGCCGCGCCCGAGGCGTAGCCGCACCCGGGCCCGAGGACTCTCGACGGGGTCACCTCGGGCCCCCTCTGCTTCACCCCTGACCCCGTCCCTACTTCCACCATCACCGCGGCGACCGCCGCAGACAGGACCCCGTCATGCTCGAGAAGTTCCACTTCCACTCCGACGCCACCGGCGCCGACATCACCGTCCCCTGGCAGGAGGACTGCATCACCTACGGCTTCCTGGAGGACAACTCCGGAAGGTCCGAGCAGGAGATGACCACGGCCATGATCAAGGCCGCAACCGTCGACCGCGGCGACACCACCTCCCACGACCAGATCCGAGCCCTCCCACTCCGCGAGTTCCAGGAGTTCACCGAAGCCTGGGTCAACGGCGACCAGACTGTGGGGGTCGCCTCCCTGGGGGAATCCTCGGCCTCCACCGATGGCTCCGAGCAGACACCGCCCACCGCCTAGCCCTGGAGGCTGACCTGATCCGGGTCGGTCTCCGCCTGCGGTGGCTGGCCGACGGCACGGACCGCCTGAACTGGCGGGACATCTGGGTGATGGTCGACCAGGCTGACGAAAACTCAGCGGTGTACGCATCCCAGGTCGGCGACGAGGACCGCCTCTGGAACCCCGACCGTCAACTCATGGCATCCATGGTCGACATGCTCACCTGGCAGGTCTGGTCGAAGTCAAAGGACGGGCAGAAGAACCGCAACCGGCCCAAGCCCATCCCACGACCCGGGGTCACCGAGCACGAGAAGAAGACCATCGGCGGGAAGAAGTCCGCCACCTCCGCCGCCAACGTCGCAGCCCTCCTCGGCATGTGACGACCGGGGTGGCTTCCGCACCACCACCCGAGAGGAGCCCGCCGTGGCCAACGAACTCGCAGTCGCCTACGTCTCCATCGTCCCTGAGACCAGCAAGATCGCGCCGGGCATCAAGCAGGCGTTCGGCGCGGCGGAGAAGACCGCCAGCACGTCCGGCCAGTCGATGGGATCGAAGCTGTCCGCCGGCATCGGCAAGACGCTCAAGGCAGGTGTCGTCGGCGCCGGTGTCGCCGCCGGCGCTGTCCTGGCCAAGACTCTCACCGCCGGGTTCAACCGCCTGGACGCCATCGACCAGGCCCGCGCGAAGCTGCAGACCATCACCGGGTCCGCCCAGCAGGTCGACGCCGCGATGGCGGACGTCACGGCCTCGGTGAAGGGCACCGCGTTCGCCACCTCGGATGCGGCGAACACCGCGGCTCTCGCCCTGGCGGCGGGAATCAAGCCGGGGGATGACCTGCAGCGCGTCCTCAAGGAGGTCGGAGACGCCGCAGCATTCACCGGAAAGGACTTCGGTGAGCTCAGCCCGATCTTCACGGAGGCTGCTGAGCAGGGCAAGGTCACCGGCGAGACGCTGGCGCAGATGCGCGACAACGGCATTCCCGCGACCTCTGCGCTGGCCAAGCACCTCGGCAAGACTGCCGAAGAGGTCGCCGACATGGCGTCGAAGGGCGAGATCGACTTCAAGACCTTTCAGGACGCCATGGACGAGGCGATCGGCGGGCAGGCACTGAAGTCCGGCCAGACGTTCTCCGGTGCGATGAAGAACGTCGACGCCGCTCTCGGTCGCGTCGGCGAGACCCTGCTCAAGGGAGCGTTCGCCAAGGCCCCCGAGATCATGGGGAAGATGACCGGCGTCATCGACGACGTCAACGCGAAGCTGCAGGCCAGCATCGACTACTTCTCCACCGGGACGCAGGACAATGACCTGTGGGCGAAGGCGTTCGGGGATCCGGCGCAGGCCCAGCAGGTCATGGACACCATCGACCAGGTGAAGGGCAAGATCCAGGAGTTCAAGGACGGCTTCGCCGGCACCGGTGACTCCTCGACCATGTTCGGCAACCTGGGGGAGTCCTTCGGCAAGCTGTGGGAGGCCGCGCAGCGACTCGCCCCGGCCTTCGGCGATATCGCCGGGGCACTGGGCCAGGCGGGAATGCAGGCGGGCTTCGCGGCCCTCACCGGCGTCCTCGCGGCCCTGGCCCCGATCATTGCCGACGTCATCACCCCGGCCCTGGAAACCCTCGGCGACGTGATGAAGGACAACCCTGCCCTCGTCACCGCCGTCGTCGGCGCATTCACCGGCTTCAAGACCCTCGGATTCGTCTCCGGGATGTTCACGAAGATCGGTGGTGGGGCGAAGACCGCGTCTGGGGCGTTCAAGTTCCTGTCCGGCGTCATCGGAGCGGGTAAGGGCGGCGGCATCGGCGGCGCTCTGGTGAAGATGATGGAGGGCGCGAAGTCTGCGAACCCTGTCATCGCGAAGCTCGGCACGACCGCAGCCGGGGTCGGTAAGAAGCTCGTTGCCCTCGGCAACGTGAAGCAGTCCTTCGGGAAGATCAGTGGCGCAGTGTCGAAGGTCGCCGGAGTGTTCAAGTCCGGCCTGGTGAAGGCTGTCGGCATGGCGTCGAAGGCGTTCAAGGCGTTCGGTGCCGTGATCATGGCCAACCCCATCGTCGCGATCATCGCGGCCATCGTCGCTGTCGTCGCGGCACTGGTCTGGTTCTTCACGAAGACGGAGCTGGGTAAGAAGATCTGGAAGTCGTTCATGGACTTCCTCGGCACGGCGTGGCAGTGGATTAAGGACACTGCTGTGTCCGTCTGGACCAGCGTCGCCGACTTCTTCACTGGCCTGTGGGACGGGATCAAGACCACCGCCGAGAACGTGTGGAACGGCATCAAGGACTTTTTCTCGGGCCTGTGGGACGGCATCAAGAATGTCTTCACCGTCGCGTGGACTGCCATCAAGGACTACTTCACCACCGCGTGGGAGAACTTCAAGACGAACGTCGAGACCGTCTGGAACGGGATCAAGACGTTCTACTCCCTGCTGTGGGAGGGAATCAAGCTCGTCTTCACGACGGCCTGGACGATGATCTCCACCTTCTTCACCACCGCGTGGGCGATCTTCACCTTGCTGGTGCAGACCGTGTGGAACACGATCGTCCTGATCTTCCAGACCGTGTGGAACACGATCGTCCTGGTCGTCACGACCGTCTGGAACTCCATCGCCGCGTTCTTCTCCGCAGCCTGGGCTGTGTTCACCGGTGTGGTCTCTGCAGTGTGGAACGGGATCGTCTCGATCTTCACCGCGGTGTGGAACTGGATCAGAAACATCATCACGAGCGTCTGGTCCGCGATATCCGGGTGGGTGTCCGGCCAGTGGGCCGCGTTCACCGGACTGGTGTCCTCGGTCTGGAACGGCATCAAGAACACGATCAGCAACGTCTGGAACTCGATCAAGTCCGGAATCTCCAGCGCAGTATCCGCGATCGGGCAGAAGCTCGGCGAGTGGGTCTCCACCGCCAAGCAGAAGGCCACGGAGTTCATCAACAAGGTCCAGGAAATCCCCGGCAAGGTAAAGGACGCCTTCGCCAACGCGGGCCAGTGGCTCTACAACGCCGGCCGCGATGTCGTCCAGGGCCTCCTCGACGGAATCGGCTCCCTCATCGGATCCGTCGGCAGCTTCATCAGCGACCATCTCCCCTTCAACATCGGCGGCATCGTCGAGGGATGGATCTCCGCCGACGGCTCAGTCGCCTACGCACGAGGAGGCGTCGAGCACAATGCCGGTGGTTCAGTCCGCGGACGCCGCGAGAAGCACGTCGCACAGATCGCCGCTGGCGCTGGCCCTGTCCGAATCTGGGCGGAGCCGGAGACCGGCGGCGAAGCCTACATTCCGCTCGCCCGCTCCAAGCGCCGGCGGTCCTCGGCGATCCTCGCGAAAACCGCGGAGATCATGGGATACACCGTCCTCGGCACCGACGGACAGCCCATCACCTCGACCATCCCCGGCGGCGACGGGCCGCAGAAGGTCACGCAGCGCTTCGCCAAGGGAGGTATCCGCACCGGCAAGGAGATGCTCGACTTCGCCCGAGGCAAGACCGTCGCAGGACAGCGCATGGACCGCCCACTCGAGGGCGCGCCGTACAACAACTACCCACCGTCCGGCCAGTGGGGCGACTGCTCCTACACCGCCGGGTCCCTGGCCGCATTCCTCACCGGACACAACCCTCGCCAGCGCAACTTCGCCACCGGGTCACAGGAGTCCATCCTGCGATCCTGGGGATTCACCATGGGCAAGGGGCCGGCGGGCACGTTCCGCACCGCTTGGTACAACGGCGGACCGTGGGGCGGGCACACCGCCTCAACCCTTCCGAACGGCATCAACGCCGAAATGGGCGGCGGCCGCGGCAACGGCCAACTCGGCGGTGGCGCAGCAGGATACAACCTCTCCGGTGCCACGAACTGGGCCTGGATGCGCCCCAAGGCGGACGCCTCGACCACAACCTCTACAGCGACGTCCACCGGCGGAGGCTCCGGCTCCCGCTCCGGATCCGACCCCAACGTCGTCGAGGTCAACGCCGCGAACACCGCAGCACTCACCGCCACCACCGACGACTCCCCGAAATCCTGGTCCGACATCACCAGCAAGTTCGCCTCCGACTGGACCAAGGGCATGACCAAGGACCTGCTGTCCGTCTTCGGCTTCGAGGACTCCCTCCCGCCGATCATGCAGGCCAAGGACCAGGCCGACAAGCTCTACGCCGTCGACGAGAAGGGAGAAGGCGAGACCGCGGTCAACAAGGACATCGCCGCCGCCACGAAGCCCGCCTCCACCGCGACCGTGAAGCGGGTCGCGCCGGGCACGGTGTCCCGTGGCGAGTACAAGCTCGGCGAGTCCTTCTACATCGGTGAGATCGCAAAGGCCGCTGCTGAACGTGGTCTGGGGTTCCAAGGCGCGAAGATCGGTGTCGCCACCGCGCTGGTGGAGGCCGGCAACCCGGTGAAGATGTGGGCCTCCTCGGTCGACACCGCGTCGCTGAAGTACAAGCACGACGCCGTCGGCTCGGACTATGACTCCTCCGGTGTCTTCCAGCAGCGCAACAACGGCGCATGGGGGGCTATCGCCGATCGGATGAACGCACGAGGCTCTGCCTCGATGTTCTTCAACCAGATGGTGAAGAAGTTCCCGAACTGGAAGTCCATGGACCCCGGGGCAGTCGCCCAGGGCGTCCAGGTCTCCGCTTACCCGGGACGCTACAACACGCAGATGGCCACGGCCGAGCGCAAGCTCGCGAAGTGGAAGGGCAAGCTACCCGGCTTCCGCGACGGTGGGATCGTCACTGGCGGTCGTGGCCTTCGCCGCGACGACGTCCTGGCGAACCTGTCCCGTGGCGAGGCGGTCATCAACTCCCGCAGCGTCGGGCAGTCCCCGCAGATGGCGGAGCTTCTGAACTCGTCCGGGCCGGGCGCTGTCGTCGACTGGATCCTCGATGAGCATGCCGACCGCACCAGCGCCGGCAGTGTCCAGGCCTCGCAGACGACGATCAACATTTCCGTCGACAACCCGTCCAGGGCGTTCGCCGAGTACCGGCGACTGCAGGCCAAGCAGTCCCGCGCCACCGCCGGCGTCTGACCGGCACCACCTTCTGAAAGGAGGCCAGTGTGACTCTGGCGAAGATCATGCTCGAGGGCGTAGACGACTCCATGTGGGTTCTACACGGCCCCGGTGCCGCGGACTCACCGGCCCGCATGCTCACCGGCTCGGTCGGCGACCTCTTCGAGGCACCGGTCACTGTCTCGACGAAGCCCCGCGCCGGTGTCGCCGGCACCACGTACCTCGGCCACCGGGTCGAGGAACGCAACATCGTCCTGAATCTCCTGACCTTCGATGATGACCCGCAGCAGTGGGCGGTCACCGACGGGCAGTTGCGCCGCGCCCTGGCCTACGACCGGGACGCGGTCCTGCGGGTGGAGACCCCGGAGTCCGGGCAGCGGTGGATCAAGGTCCGCCTCGCCGAGGCCCCGAAGCTCAACTCTGATGTGGACCCGCACTCGCAGGCCGCCGCGGAGTGGGAGATCACCCTGCTGGCTTTGGATCCGTGGTGGCGTGGCCACACGATCACCGACGAGGTCGTGTTCGACGGTGTCCACTTCCGCCCGACGGTCACCATCACCAACCCCGGCGATGTGGAGGCGTGGCCGCGCTGGACACTCACCTCCCCGGCGAAGTGGGCGCTGCCGAACCCGGACATTGCCGCCGGTGAGCTCGATGACCTCACCTGGCTGCCGCACCAGCCGCTCGGCCGCGACGTCGTCGTGGACACGGACCCGCTGAACCAGACGATCTGGTCGTCCGACAACGGCGGGGACTGGGGTGACGGCCTGTGGGCTCAGCTCAACGGCGCGTTCTTCCGCAAGCCGGTCCCTCCGAGGACCAGGCCGACGACTCTGCCGGTCCGCATCGACCCACTGCCTGAACTGGAGTGGGCACTGCCGAACTCACTGCGCGAGTGGGTCACCACCCGCATCGAAGCCCGTGCTGCCGCCGAGGGCGCGAACTGGTTCATGACCCGGACCCCGGAGCAGCTCGCCGCCGAGATCCGAACCGCACTACAGGCGGCGACCGGCCCGATCATCGACTGGCTGTCCTTCAACGTCCTCGACAACCTCGTCGCCCCCTACA